TTATAAACTGCTAAATCGCTCATCACATCTCCTTATTGTCCAATTGATAAAAGATAATATTTGTGGCCCAATTCATTGCACTTATCCACCGCCGCTTGACGTCCTGGAAGATCCGCCAGAACACTTGCCCGGTCATAGTAGAGCTTCGATAGATCGGCGTATAGCTGGCGCTGCGGCGTCATGTAACAGCGATGATCCGGTTCGTGAACCGATTCCCATCCATAAACCGGATCGCGATCGGTTGGAAAATCGCTTGTCATTCCACCACCCCCAGCGCTTCGATGCTCGGCACATGAACCCCGGTGATCCTGCGCCCGGCGGCCATGTCGTTGTAGATTGTTGCCATTGTCCGGTAATCGCGCACGTCCTCCCAGCAGTTGTCTTCCTCGAGCCCAACGCAGATTTTCAGCGCCAGACTTTCTGCACTCTGCGTAAAATGATCTGCTGCGTCTGCGCACTCTGTTTCAAAACTGAATCGTTTCTGCGAAATACTGACCATCATATACCTCACTGGTTATACAATTCGCGTACGTCTGCCTGCTCCAATTCTGCATCGTGATCGTCAAGATGACGCTGCACATCGTCTATCATCCATGTGTCTCCGTCGGCAATAATCTTCCGGCCCCGGACAGATAGGTTTTCAAACCCCATCATTTCTTTCCAGCGCAGGACTTCTGCTGTCTCGCTCGTAGTAAGTCCGTAGGACATTATGCGTTTCTCTGCGCCGACGTCGGATAGGTTGTGGCTGGTGTGGACGATCATTTCACTCCTCGATTTTCAGGTGCTTTTCTTGACCTTTGATGAAATTTGTCACGATCCAGCGGATGTATTGCGCCGGCGTTGTGCCGTGCTCTGAGGCCAGTTCACGCACGATTGCTTTCATTTCAGATGTGAACGGCACATGGATAACTGCTGTCATCAGTTCTTTTTGTATTTCTGTCATATAACCTCCTTTGTTTGGGTATGCTATGATTATACATGATATGATAGCATAAGTCAATGAGCAATATGTCAGTAAATACCTGACAATTTGCATATGCGTGTACCATGCGCACCCCGGATAAGGCTTAATTATCTACAACCGCAGACCTGCCGCCTACCTCAGTTGTCACAATGTATCCGGCATCTTTATACGCCTTGATATTTTTCTCAGCAGACTTTGCAAGCCCGTTGATGTGCGTCATGCCGTGGATGTGTTGGGTGTGGGACGTGCCGCGCACCTGAAAATGAGTGGAAAAATCTACGGGTTCGTCGTTGGCCATTACGGTTTTGTTGCAATAGATATCATAATACTCGTATTTCATCTCGTCCTCCAAAAGTCGCTGAATTGTCTGGGATTGGTTATCCTGCTCTGCCAGCCATTTGCGCACAATGTGTAACGGAAACACTTGTTAGGTTTGTTCCATGTATTTACACAGATGATGGGAGAGGAGTGGATTCCCTTCGATAAAATAGCCGAGTTCGGATAGTCTTTGGCATTGGGCGTGGTATGCGCTCGCTGCGTAATTGTATTTTTCCCATTCCTCTCTTACACACCCAACATCCCATGCTGGTGTGTCTTTGGAGGTTTCCCAAGAGGCTCTCCATGCGGTATACTCCTCTTCGAGTCGCTGTTCATATTTCAACCTTGCATCCCTGGCGTGTGTATCCAGGGCGTCCAATTCTGCTAGTTGTGTATCAGTTAATTTCATTTCATCCTCCAGGTTTCGGCCCTGACCGGGGCCATCATCAGTGCTGCGACTCAGCAGCAGACCTGGGCGGTCTATTACCCGGCCGCCAGGGTGGTTGAATTACTGCTCGACGACTCTGTAGATGTGGTCGTCGTCCCAGGGATAATCCCCGGCGTCTTCTGTTTCTGCGCCATTCGTCTCGTCGAAGTGCCATACGATCATGTAGCTTTTTCCGTTTTCGTCAACCGCGTCTGCTTGATATTCGGCCTGGTACATTTCGCCTTCTTCAACGTCGTTGTACCAGCCGGGGAATACCCGGTTACTGAGTGTTGCTTCGGAAGTGAGCGTGTATTCTTTTTCGTTATGGGTAAATTTCTGTGTCATTTCAAATCTCCTTTTGTGAACCTGTTTGTTTCAACTGATAATATCAGTATACATCACATGATATGATATGTCAAGTGATATGTTTATCTCTCATAATTCTCTAATGTGGCGTTCTAAAATTGCCTATTTACCGAACGGTATTATTTGTGCTATAATGAGAGTGTGAAAGAAAGTGAGGAAACGAAAGCAATCACATTTCAGGCAGCGGTGTATAAAGTGCAGACGCTGGTGGATGGCGGTGTGCGCGTGACGCTGGACCTGCCCGAGACAGCGATCATGCAAATGGCGCAACTGGCGGAATGTCAGCGGATGGGCGTCACGCTGGATGTGGCGTGCAAGATTGATAGCAAAGGATAAGCAATGTTCAAGAAAGGAGTTTCTGGAAATCCTGCAGGACGCGCTCCAAAGGCAAGAGAGGAAAGATACAGCGAAATTCTAATTTCTGCTGTAACATTTGAGGTTTGGGAGCAGATCGTCAAGAAAGCGGCTGAACAGGCGAAGAAAGGTGATCAGGCTGCCCGAAAATGGTTATCAGATTATTTGGTAGGCCCTCCGGTTCAGAGACAGGAAGTCACCGGCAAAAACGGCAATGTGATCGAAGTAACGATAAAGAAGAATGATGAGTAGCATCAAGGTCAACGTTGACGAAGGTGTTTTTAATAAGGCATTCATCCCTTATCTTGACTGTATGTCCCGCATTCAATTATTCTACGGTGGCGCATCATCCGGGAAGTCTGTATTTCTGGCCCAGAGGGATATTATCGACGTAATGAAAGGTGGGCGCAATTTCCTGATCTGCCGACAGGTTGGGCGCACATTACGCGGGTCCGTCATTCAGGAACTTGTCAAAGTAATATCAGAATGGGGATTGAATAATCTCTTTTCGGTAAATAAGACCGACGGTACGATCACCTGTAATAACGGATACCAGATCATTTTTGCCGGCCTGGATGATGTTGAGAAGTTGAAATCACTCACCCCAGCCAAAGGCGTTTTTACTGATATTCGCGTCGAGGAAGCTACTGAAACAGAACGATCCAGTATCAAACAGCTCTTGAAACGTCAGCGGGGCGGGGATGAAAAAACAGCCAAACGATTGACGTTATCATTCAACCCGATCATTCAGGACCATTGGATTTATAAAGATTATTTCTCTCCCATCGGCTGGGCTGATTCACAAAAAGAATATAACACGCCAGAACTATTTATCCTGAAAACTACCTATCTTGATAATCGCTTCCTCACCAAAGACGATATTCACGACCTGGAAAGTGAAACTGACGAATATTTCAAGAACGTCTACACTTTAGGATTATGGGGTGTTCTGGGTAATGTTATCTTCAAAAACTGGATCGTGGAAGATTTATCTGAAATGCAGGACCAATTCGTGAACCGGCGCAATGGGCTTGACTTTGGATTTTCCAGTGACCCGGCGGCGCTGTTCGTTTCCCATTACAATAAATCCAAAAAGACAATATATATCTTTGACGAACTTTACGAACGAGGATTGACGAACGATATCCTGGCTGGTGAAGTAAAGCGGATTGTTGAAAATGACCTGGTTATTTGCGATAGCGCAGAACCGAAATCGATCGCAGAACTTAGGCAGCACGGCGTCAATGCCAGAGGAGCAAAGAAGGGAAAAGACAGCGTGGACCATGGCATTCAATGGCTCCAGCAGCAGAAAATCATCATTGACACAAAGTGTATCAACACACAGAATGAATTCCGTCAGTACAAATGGAAAGAAGATTCACGCGGTAATGCCATGCGAATACCGGTAGATTTCAACAACCATCTGATTGACGCTGGCCGTTATGCTTACGAAGCTGATATGGTCAATGTGTCCATTGGCGGAAAAGCCAAAGTTGGTAATTATATTCAGTAGGAGGAGAGATGACAAAGGAGACAATCGCAATTGCGATAATCGATCTGGTTTTATTGACGATAGGATTTTCTATCATGGGAGTTGCCCAAGCCGCCCCTGAATTCAACCATCCCAAAATGACGTGCGATTTTATCTACTACCACGACGACGAGCAGGATATCCTCCGCCGATGTTACGATGAGCAGAAAGAAGTCATCTGCTACATCTCTGAGGATTTCAAGTCGATCTCTTGTATGCCAGCCCGATAGGAGTAAAATAAAAATGGTAACGGGAATTTGTCGGATATGTGGAGTACAAAAAGAGGGCGACGTGTTCTCATCCTGGGTAAAGGACACCTTCACAAATTACGATCTGCTTATTCCAGGGGAGATTATCTGCGCAGACTGCTTGTTCTGGTTTGACCAACATTCCACCATCCTCCAAGGGAAAATGGGCAAAGACAAGCCACAGAAGATGCAAAACTACAGCCACTTTATTATTGGTGGTGTATGGGAACCAGTTAGCAAAGGCAACAAAGCCCGCATGACAGAATTGCTGCTTGGTGAACAGTTTCCTGAAATGGCCTCCATCGCAGTAAGCGGACAGAAGCACGTGGCTTTCCGGGCAAGACGTAATCCGGCAGGACAGTTATCAGGTTGGGCCCAGTTTGAGGAGACACCGATCTGGATTGAACAAGATCAATTCCGTGGATTGTTGGCAGTAATCGAGGAGCTTTATTCTTGTTTCAGCAAGGCTGAAATTGAGACTGGAAAATATTACCCTCCCCGGATCATCAAATTCGGTATGGACCGCTGGCAGATCCTCGAGAAACAAATCCAACCGATCAGGACAACAGTTATTTTTCAACTCACACTATTTTTGGCGCAAAGGAGCGAAGATGGAAACGAACAGGGAGATGGCAGCGGGGCTCCTGGGGATTATCTTTCGGGGGATTCCTGGGGATTACAAGAGTCGTTATCGGATGACAATCTGGGAGCAGTTCGAGAACGAAATCCGCTCAGCGGC